CAGGGGCTGTTTCATCATCTGCTGGGTCTAAAGCACGGAAAGGATTTCCTTCACCAACTGTAGCCAATCGTGAAGCAATTCTTACACGAGTTATAACTCCAGGTTGAAGTGGATTTTGGAGAGACATTAGAAGAAACAAAACCAAATGTGGTCTGTCAGCTAGATTGGCATCATCGAGGTCATCTTCTGTTTCACGATAGAAGTAGTTTTTACGTGCATCATGAAGGGTATGGACTACATTCCATGGCATTGTTACACCCTTTGCAGAGTACGAATACTTTTGCATCATACTCACAGGAACAACAGAGGATGTTATTCTCTTCTTTGCCCATGCAATACCAATAGCTCCCGAAAATAAAGGATTACCAATAACGGTATACCTATACTTAAAGGAGCCAGTGTAACGCGCGTGTTGTAAAACCCATCTTTTTGCATATCGATTCAAAAACGGATGATTCCATCCGTATGGAATTTGAGCTACGACAGTACCAGCTGGCATATCTGCACTAACCTCTATTTCAGTATCAGCATCCAAGAATTGTTCGTAAGACAAGTCCTTCAAATCAAACTGAATAGCACCAACAGTTGACATGTCTGGTGCACCAATAGGGTTCAATGTATGTTGTTCTTGTCCCATAATCGCGGCTTGTATGTCCTCTCCTGAAGAAGTCATAGCTGGAATTACTCCAGTTGGTTGCGGGTTTGGATTACCAGGAAGCGAACCTTCACCTTGGAAACGACTAGCTTGATTCATCGTTGCTGGTTCAATCGGGGTGTCTGCATTAGCTTGATTTGTTGATCCGATGGTAATTGAAAAGTCATTATCCTTTATGCCAAAATGTTCTCTAAACATCTTATTGACGGCTTCCATATCATGAACAGTTAGTTCTCTTTGAGCTGATCCAATTCGTACTGAACCAATGCTCGTACGTGCTCCATCGATAGTTGCTTTTAAATTAGAACAAGCTGTTCTTTTAGCATCTTGTTTAGTTTTGCCATGTCCAGTCGCTTTGTATTGATTCTTATGATGTTTTAAAAGAATTTCTACATCCCATTCGGTCTTACCATCCATAGAATATGTGTAGATAGGAACTTCAAGTCTTTGACTTTGGACATATTCATTAAGCCACATATCTGCCATTTTATTGAATTTTTGTTTTTGTAATAAACTCTGAGGAGAAAAATCAGAAGCGTTTGATTCAATTGATTGAGTTAAGAGGCCCCCAACTGCCTGTAAAGTTGGATGTTTTGTGTCATTTAAGACATAACCAATAAAATAATCTATATAGCATTTATGAGGATAGAGGTCAATTACGAGGTTGTAATGATTAGCAAGAGCTATTGCACCTTTTGATATCTGTTCAAAGTATTCCTTTCCATGTAGAGAAGCTTCAAATAAAGCTATATTAATG